CGAGGTTAAGACAGACTGGATTCTATGGGTTGACTCTGACATCGTGCTTACCCTTGATGTGATGAAGTTGATTTGGGATACAGCAGAGAAGCACAGCAAGCCTATCGTTTCTGGAGTTTACTTTATCTCCAAGCAGAACGAAGGCTCACTGATGCAACCTATGCCCGTACTCTTTAATGAGACTGGCGACAAGCACATGATGACCTACATCCACCCACTGCCACAAAACCAAGTCATCAAGATTGACAACGCTGGCATGGGATTGGTGCTGATGCATCGCTCCGTTGTTACACAACTGCGCGAGAAGTTTGGTGCTGATTGCTTCCTCTTTGCAGAGGGTGAAGATGCAGGTGAGAAGTTTATTGGTGAGGATGTGTCCTTCTTCCGCAAGGTTAAAGAGGTAGGCATCCCTGTCTATGCGCACACAGGTGCAACAGTCAAACACATGAAACGATTTTCGTTTGATTCCAACTACTACAACTTGTACTGGGCAGCAGTCCAGCACGCGGAGAAACAAAATGGCGACACAACAGCAAGCGAATAAGCGTAGAGGTGCAGCGTGGGAGATTGACCTAGCCGATGGGCTGGTTGATGAAGGCTACGAAGCACAACGATTGCCACGGGCAGGGCGCAATGACATAGGTGATGTCTTTCTTAAGACAGTAAATGATACCTACATCGTTGAGGCTAAGGCACCACGGCGTGATGGTCGCATTGACCTGAGTGGATGGTTGCGTGAGGCAGACATTGAGGCAGAGAACTATCGCATCTCCAAGAACTTAGCCCTTGCACCTACCCCATTGGTAATCATTAAGGCATCGAACAAGGGAGTGATGGAGTCTTATGTAGTACAAAGGCTTAGTGATGCTCTCGCCAAACTCTAAACATGACATCGGTAAAGTGCTAGAACATTACGGGTTTGAGATACCCCATGGCAGAAAAGGCTGGGTCACTGTGCGCTGTGCGTTTCACGGTGATAGGGTTAAGTCTGCGCGTTTGAACTTAGACAACGGTGGCTTTAGATGCTTCGGTTGTGACATGGCGGGAGATGTTTACTCCCTTATTATGAAGAAAGAAGGCGTTGGTTATGGCGAGGCTAAGCAAATCGCAGAGAGAATTACTGGAGAGAGCAACGGAGAACTACGAGCAAAGCCTAAGCGAAATCCTGCCGTATCTGGAGAGTCGCGGTATAACCGAGGAGACAGCGCGTATGTTCCGCCTCGGCTTCGTGGCGAATCCTGAGCCTGGACATGAACCTTATGTCGGGCGACTTGCAATCCCATACCTCACACCAACAGGACCAGTTGACCTACGCTTTCGTAGTATCAACCAAGACGGTGCGCCTAAGTATATGTCAAGACCAGGTGCATCCACACACATCTACAATGTCAATGCGCTCTCATCGGATGGTGATGTACTCGCTATCTGTGAAGGTGAGATTGACACAATCATCGCCACGCAAGCAGGCTTTGTAGCCGTTGGCTTGCCTGGCGCTAACAACTGGAAACCCTTTTACTCTCGCGTGCTTGCTGATTGGGAGAAGGTAATGCTGTTTTGTGATGGTGATAATGCAGGTCGAGAGATGGCTAAGCAAATTACAAGAGAACTAGAAAATGTATTCCCTATTTTTATGCCTGATAACTGTGATGTAAATGATGTGTATCTATCCGAAGGAGCCGATGGGCTTCATAAAAGAGCGGGCGTTTAACAAGTGGCAAAGAACTCAAGTTTTGATTTAGACTTTGGGTACGGCAGGAAGGGTGAGAAGTTAGTAGAAGAACTCCTTACCGAAGGCAAGACAATAGAAGTAAAGCGAGATAGGAAATGGTGGGTAACCAACAACCTTTACATTGAAGTTGAGTGCTGGTTTATGAAGTCCAAATCATGGGAGAAGTCTGGCATCATGGTTACAGAGGCAGCATACTGGGCGTTTGTGTTAGAGAAGGGCGTACTCATGGTGCCTACGACCCATGTATTGTATGCAATCAAAGAGTTTGGTCGTGAGATTACTTGCGAGATTCCTCCCAATAAAAGCAAGGGTTATCTGATTACAGTGGATGACCTGCTAATGGCAATGAGGAAACTGAAAAATGAAGGATGAGCAAGACCTAGTATGGGAACAGATATACAAGATAGCACGCATGGCAGCAACAAGAAGCAATCGCATGCATCGCAATCTTGTAAGCGTTGATGACATCTATCAACACCTATCCTTGTGGGCGCTTGAACACTGGCACAAGATAGAGGAGTGGAACACTGATGACTCTATGCCATACAAGTTACGCAAGACTTTTAACAACGAGGCACAGAAATTAGTTGCCAAGGAGAGAGCAATCAAGTCACGCTCGCCTATGAGTGATAGTTTCTATTACACGCCAGAGGTGTTGCATGAATTACTGCGTGATGTATGGACACATGAGGGCTGGGACTCTGCCTCGGATATGTCATCGGAGTTTGTATCTAAAAGCAGTAAGCCTGCCGAGGGTAACAATCGCTTGGCTTTACTATCGGATGTCAAGCAAGGACTTTCTGCCTTAAGTGATGCAGACCAAGAGTTGTTACGCAATCGTTACCATGATGGTGGCATGGAGTTTGAGGATTTATCTGTCTTATATCAGGCAAGTGAAGAAGCAATCCGCAAGCGTGTCAAGCGTGCCATCATCAAGTTGCAAGATAGATTGGGTGGCGAGCCACCAGTGTGGCGTGCTGGTAGAAGGCGCAAGAGTAATGCACAAGCACAGGCTGAACTAAAGGAGAACGAGTAATGATTATCGGTTTGAGTGGATACGCACAATCAGGTAAGGACAGCACGGCAGAATTGTTGTGTCTTAATTACGGATACACACGCCTTGCTTTCGCTGACCCTATGCGCCAAGCGCTAATGATTATCAACCCTAAGTTGGATAGCATCACGCGTGTCTCTGACATGGTAGAGGACTACGGCTGGGATATAGCCAAGAGGAATCCAGAAGTTCGCCGTCTATTACAAGTGCTAGGCACTGACTTTGGGCGCAAGATGCTAGGCGATGATGTGTGGATTAACATTGCACTATCAGGTATTAAGTCAGAAGATAAGATTGTTATCTCTGATGTGCGCTACCCCAATGAGGCACAGGCAATCAAGAATCTTAGTGGTTCTCTATGGCGTATCAACCGACACAACCATAGCGCTGTCAATGGACACACATCAGAGCATGCGATGGATAACTACATGTTTAATCATGTTATCTATAACGATGGAACCCTTGATGACTTAAGTGATGAAGTGTTCATGCTTGCTAAGGAATTAAATCTTAGTTCTTAATACATAAGAAAGCCCGCCAGAGACAGGAGAGAATCTAGCGGGCTTCGTTCTTATCGTATCATGGATTGTGTTGCGGTTCTGCAATCGCCAATCCTAAAGTCTTACGCATCTTATGTCGCATCGGTGGTGTTGTACCACCCCATACTCCATACCTTTCATGGGCTAAGCCCCACTCTAAACAAGCCTGCATTACTGGACAATCAGCGCACATCTTCTTGAACATGCGTTCCTCGTCACGGCTGAACAGTTCTTGTGCTGGATAAAACACATCGGTTTCTATGCCTCGACAAATAGCCCTGTCCCAAAGTCGTGCGTTGTATCTTAAGACATAAGCAACTAATCCCCTGCCGTATCTGTTGGTGATACCTTTTGTTGCTATAACTTTATGATGCCTCGGTTTAAATGCACTCATGTCTTAATACCAACCCTTGGCTAAGTGATGGGCGTATGCCTTGCAGATTCCGTTACTTCCATATCTGTGTTTGATATAGCGCAAGCCTGCATCAACCTGCTTATAGCCGTCAAGCGTGGGTTTGACCTTGATATTCTTCCATGTACTGCTGAGTAACTGAGGTATGCCTGTGGCACTAGACTTTTTATTGTTGGCTTCGGGTCGCCAGTTGCTCTCGCGCATCCACAACTCATAGAGACATGGGTACTGCTCAAGCATATCTAATGCAACCAATCGGTCAATGGCATAGCGTTGGTAATCGTTCTGATAGTAAGCAATTACCTTGCCATGTGGTGGTTTAACAATGAAGGTGGCTGGCTCTCTCAATACAAAGAGCAAGCCAAGTACGATGGCTGTAACAATCCATAGTCGTGCATGTGGGTGTATGTGTCTTAAGTCATTAAGCATTACTATCCAACTTTCGCTCGGCTTCGGCATGTAAGAAAGTATCTATTGCTTTTTCTTCCATGTCTTTCTGCTTCTCGGTACAGAAGTCACACTTCTCGTACATGAAGTTCATTGTCTTAGGGTTCTTAACTACAACTCCGCACCCTAAGCACTGCATTAAGACTGTCATGGTGTCTCCTTTCTTGAGTGTTCCTTTAGTGAATCAAGGAAGAAACCGACACTCATCTCTCCATCTTCCTCAATCTTATCTGCCCATGCTGGGGCTGTGATGAACCTTCTCTCCATGTCAAGCCAAGTAATCTCGAACCCATCATGCATATCCCAATGCAGGATAACCCGCACCTCTTGACCATCAAAGGTGATGTTCATGTCCTTGTCGTATGCTGTTTCTGTCTTAAGTAATGCACCAACTTCTATTTGTTTAGTCATCTCCGTACATCTCCTCAAGTGTGTCGTATTGTGGGTCTGGTTCTGTATCTGGTTCGTCTTTGCCAAGGGCAACATCATCCCCCGACATCCATAGTGGGTCAGGCATTTACTTCTCCCGTCTTATGTATTAAGTCAATAAGAACTGACCCGAAGGTTGAGTCATTTTTTTCTTGGTCAGCCGAGGCTGTTAATGCCCTGATGCATACCTTTAATTGCCACTCAGTTATTTCTATCACTTGTTATCTCCTGTCTTAAGTAATGATGGGGTTTTCTGGCATAGAACTACATGACTGTGTTTGCATGTGCATTGAGGCGCACGATTTTTTTTCCTGCGTGTGGTTACTTCCATTGAGGCATCGCATGATGTACATACATACCAGTAAGTTGTCCACTCTTTCATTTGCTTGCTCCTAATACTTCGTAGGAGGTGAGTGATTTGTAGCAAGCAAGGCATAGTCTTAAGTCATAATTCCACCCGCTGGGTACCAGCAGGAGGT